GCACAAGCCGCTAAATCAAGCGCAATTTCTAAGTTGGCTAAGTTGGGTTTGACTGATGAGGAAATCGCCGCATTGGTAGGCTAACCCAATGGCTAACTACCGCTAAAGCGTAATCCCCGAAAACAACCAAGTAGTATCCACCGTACTAACTAACAGAAAGAGAAATAAAATGGCAATAGATTACTCAGCACTACTTACAGACGAGCAGAAGCGCAACCTACTACAGCAGCGCATTACTCAGTTTGCTAGTGAGGCATACCAGCATGACCTTAATAAGCAAGTAGCTGTTTCTTCTGGAAACACAGAAGGCGTTACCGCAGCTGATGAAGCTTTGACAGTTCTTGAAACAGCTATCAAAGTCCATCAAGATGTTCTATCAGCTTTGCCTGTTCAAGAATAACAATAACCTTTAAGAAAGGCTACCCATGTCTCAATTAATGTACTATGACACTGGCTCAAGCCAATGGCTTCCAGTTGTCGTGGGCGCGCAAGGTATTCAGGGTACTCAAGGCTCAGTTGGAACGCAAGGACTTCAAGGAACGCAAGGACTTCAAGGCGTACAGGGCTTGCAAGGACTACAAGGCACTCAGCCAACAGTTTCTATGCAGACTTGGCGTTACACCGCAACAGGTGGCGAAACAACTCTAAGCGGCACAGACGGCTTCTCTACGACTCTTGCCTACACAGTCGGCGCAGAGCAGGTATTCATCAACGGCGTTCTTCTCGTTCGCGGAACTGACTACACCGCTTCAACAGGTACTTCGATCACAGGGCTTACTGCTCTTGTCGCAGGAGATTCTGCCGAAGTCGTATCGCCTAGCAGCTTTACAGTCGCTAACGCTATTCCGCTTGCAACAATCGCAGCTAAGGGCGACCTTGTTGTCGGTACTGCATCAGGCACAGTCACCAACCTCGGCGTAGGCGCTGACGGGTCAACACTCGTGGCAAACTCTTCTGCTGGTGGTGGGGTAAGTTGGTCTGGGCCTAGCGCTACGGCTGGCAAAAACGCAGTTATCAACGGTGGTATGGATATTTGGCAACGAGGCGCAGGTTCATTTACCTCATCTGGTTCTGCTACTTACACCGCAGACCGCTGGTACACGGCAACATCAAATACCGCTATTTCTCAAGAAACAACAACAATCCCTAGCGGATTTAGATATTCTATGAAAATTGCATCAAGCGCAACGCAAACTTGGTATGTAAATCAAATTGTTGAAACTGCTAATGCGCTTCAGTTTGCTGGTCAAAATGTCACCGTTTCTGGATTATTCTCTGCATCTGTTTCAACTGGTATGTCTATCGCAGTTGCTTATTCAACAACAGTTGATGCTCCAAACTCAACAAGTTGGACTGGAATGAGCCTAATAAGTGGTGGCTCTGGAACGGCAGTCAGCGGCTCATTTACCAAAATAAGCGGAGTATTCGCAGTTCCATCTACCGCCAAAACTTTGCTTGTATATTTTTACCCATCAAGCGGAGTATCAAGCGGAACAAACATTTGGGTTAGCGGCGTACAGTTAGAAGCAGGTTCAGTTGCTACCCCATTCAGCCGTAACGCCAGCACACTTCAGGGGGAGTTAGCCGCTTGTCAGAGGTATTACTACTCAGCGGCATCGGGTAGCCCAACCCCACTTGGAAACTTTATCTACATCACCAGTAGCCAAGTGCGCTCAACAATCCCATTCCCAGTTTCAATGCGTACCACGCCAACCATCGTCAATGCCGCTGGTGCGTACTACACGCTAGAAACAACCGCAGCAACAGTCAGTTCGTTTGGCATAAATGTAGCCAACCCTAATATGGCAAACATCTATGGAACTGCATCAGCCACTTCAACAATCGGCTATTCATCAACTATCTACATCAGCAATGCTGCTGGTTCATTAGCCTTTAGCGCGGAGTTATAATTATGACTAGAGAATATACAGTTGAAACCAACCCATCGGGTCAGGAACTTATCTCCTACGAGGAAAACGGCCTTCGCTACTCTTTCCTTGCCGACCCTGCAAATGCCGATTATCAGGCATACCTCAATAAAGACACACTCGTATCCAACTCTTCAACACCACAGGCAGGTGCATAATGTCACGCGCACAACTTACAAGTACGGTAGAGCAGTCAAGCGGTGGGGCAGTAGCTCCGTTCGTTGCTGGCAAGAACAAGATTATCAACGGCGATTTCGGCATTTGGCAACGCGGTACTTCGTTTAGCGGAATTGGAAATTTGACCTACACCGCAGACCGTTGGTTCACCGAAACAGGTGGAACTGCGAATGTGACTCAGCAAGCCTTTACGCCCGGAACTGCACCAGTAGCAGGGTACGAAGCGCCTTATTTCTTGCAGTATGCAACCGCAACCACAGCAACAGTTCACGGCCTTGACCAGCGAATTGAAGATGTAAGAACTTTGGCTGGCCAAACCGTAACAATATCAGCGTGGATGAAAGCAAATGCCGCAACCACAATGACTGTAATTGGCTCTCAAGCATTTGGCTCAGGTGGTTCTGCTGGAAATGATATTGGTTCAACAACTTGGACTTTGGGAACTTCTTGGCAGCGTTTTACTTGGACAGTAACAATGACTTCGGTAGCGGGTAAAACTATCGGCGCTGGCTCATCAACAAACATCCGATTCCTAAACCTAACAAATGCTGCTTTTACTTTTCAGATTTGGGGCGTACAGGTTGAGGCGGGTTCAGTAGCCACTCCATTCACCACCGCATCAGGCACACTCCAAGGAGAGTTAAGCCTCTGCCAGAGGTACTATCAACGCTTTACCGCTGGAAGTGCGGCTGCATACTGGCGTATTGCTATTGGGCAAAATTTGAATACAACTCAAAGTCAATTTGTGTTTCCCTTGAGAACAACGATGAGAGGCGTACCTGCTTACAACGCTTCTGGTTCATTTACAGTTCGCCAAGGAGATTCTGCAATCGGTACTTCTGCTCCAATTTTACAAGGTGATGGAACAACTGCTGATTCAGCAGGTTTAATTGCGGCAGTATCGGGAGCAACAGTTGCTTATGGTTGCTATCTGCGAACCGAAAACTCAACATCAGCATACTTAGAGTTTAGTGCGGAGTTATAATGAACGAATACACATACACAATTCCAACTGACCCAATAACAGGTCAGCCATCAACATCGTTAATCATTCGCTCAGATGGTTGGCAAATTCCCACCGACCCTTCTAATTCTATGTATCAAGCTTATCTAGCCACACTTGCAGCCAACTCTTCTACACCACAGGGGTAGGGAACACTCCACAGAGAGTTAGGGTATAATAAACTGTCCACTGGGTTGTTCTCAATGGAACTACGAATCTGACTCGCCGTTACAGCGGTGAGCAGTCGTACCTGTTACCCTTGCAACATGGATTTTAGTCAAACTTTATCTGAGGCTCTTGAAACATAATTAACCTATATTCTTTATATTGTTAAGGCAAGCTTGGATATATTCATCAACCATAGAGTACTCGTTTAATAAATGGCGGAAAAGGTATCTACTCTCATCCGGTCTTCCGATCCACCACCCACTTACCGCCTTCTCAAATAAGAGTACGTACTCCCCAAAGTATCCGACATCCGCAGGAAGTTCTGGAAAATGAGACCCTTTGCGATCTTCAGCAGCTAGTCCCATACAAGCCCAGCTATATGCCTCTTGCCAAGCCCCAGCTGTTTGAAAGTAGTTAGCCATCTTGAAGTAAGCCTCTGGGCGTTCAGGCCAAAAAGCCACAGCTTGTAGTAAAGCATTAGTGACGCTGTGCTCTCTCCCACTCTGGTCGTTAAAGCACCTAGCTACCTTTAAAAGAGAGGTGTAAATAACGGAGGCATCTTCTTCTTTTCCAAATTCAATAGCCCTTAGGTAAAAGGAAACCGCGGACGCTGTTTGATTAATCTTTTCATACTCAATAGCGGCATCGAAGTTCTTTTTGGAGTTAAATGGATCTTTAGAGAGTTCGATAACTAGATCTTCAATTGCCATAGTTAAGCGCCTCCTCTACCAACTCATCTACTATAGACCCGGGTGTGCGAAGAACAAAAGCCGCATTATCTTGAAAGCCAAAGCTAATAAGAAGATCGCCATTATGACAAGCAGCTCCAACACAAAACTCTATAAGTCCGTCCAAAAACTTAAACTGTTTAGATATCCCTATAAGGTTCATGTCGTCATCCCAGACCAACAACCGATGGAAGTAATGCCCATCCTTTTGGTTTAGGTAATTCTTAAACAAGTTAACATCATGTGTTATAGAT